TGGAGCTTGATAACGGGAATTATGCTGCTCAGCCTAACAATCGCCTTTTGTGGCATGTTAATTCATACACTACTGATAACAGCTGGCCTGACTATAAAGTTCAAACTACATACTGGGATGCAGAAGACTCTAGCATGGTTACAGAAGATAGTGATAAAATGTTCTACCAAATGGAAGAAAAAGTAGAGGAGTAATTATGAGAGATACAAAAACAATTGAATCTTTTTTAAAACAAAAAGATATTAAAGAAAAAGAAAAAGTATTATTTAAAAATTTAAAAAAAGAAGTTGAAATAGGTGCTAATGGAACACAAAAATACGTTATTAAAGAAGGTATAAATAAAGGAAAAGTTGCGAGTAAATAATGTTTGATAAATTTATGTATAAAATTTTAGGTGCTATTGACGATGCCTTTGTATGGTTGGATAATATTATATCTAAAATAATAAAGTTTAAATATATAAAATTTATTAAAAAACTTTTTAAGAAATATATTAAATGGTTAACAAAGGGGTACTAATGAAAAAAGAATGTAAAAAATGCAAAAAAGAATTCGAACCAAAAGATGAATTAGATTTATTCTGTAGCCAAGATTGTAAAGAAGAAGCACTAGCAGAATTAGATTCTGATTCTGATGAGTGTTTGTCATGTCAATAAAAATTGACGACAATACAAGTATCGGTCTTCCGTTACGTAATTTAATAGGACTGGTTGCAGCCGTGATTGTAGGTGCATGGTTTGCATTTGGTGTTATTGAAAGGCTCAATGCATTAGAGACAGCAAACAAATTATTTGAACAAGATTTGCTTGAAGCATCAGCACAGAAACCTATAGACCAAGAACAATTCATGCTTCTCGAACATATAGCAGAAGGATTAGAAAAATTAACTGTAAGAGTTGATGGTATGATGAATAATAGAGTTAATATTGAAAGATTACAAATGGATGTAGAGCGATTAAGAATAGATACAGAAAAATTAAAAGATAGCGTTAGAGCTAATATTGGTAAATTAAATGGAGCACATTAATGATACAAACAGTTATTGCACTTTGTTTATTTATAGGAGGAGAATTAGTTGAACATAGGATTCAACCTGATATATCTACATGTTTAAAAATGAAAAGAGAAGCGTCAAGAAATATGGATATGGGTAATAAACGTTTTATGTGTGGAGAAGTAGAAGCAGAGCTTGAAAAAAATATAGACGGTAGTAAAAGTATAAATAAAATTATAAAACCAAAATAATGAATTTATCTCGAAACTTTACTCTTCAAGAGTTAATCAAATCGGATACAGCAGTCCGTTTAAATATTGATAACAATCCTAATGCAAATCAAATAGAAAAATTAAAAGCATTGTGTGAAAATATACTTCAACCCGTACGTGACCATTTCGGGCCTGTAATCGTGACCTCGGGATTTAGGTCACCTAATCTTTGTGTAAAAATAGGAAGCTCGGTTAATTCACAGCATGCCAAAGCTGAAGCCGTTGATTTCGAATGTCCAGGAAAAGACAATGCAGAAGTCTGTGATTGGGTTTATAAAAATTTAGATTATGATCAAATGATTTTAGAATACTATGTTCCAGGAGAACCTAATAGTGGATGGTGCCACGTATCTTATGTACCAGAAAAAGGTAGAAAACAATTTTTACTTGCATATAGAGATGAAAATGGTAAAACAAAATATAAACCAGTAATAGGAAAAGCAGTTGATTTAATATAATGGCAATAGGTAGATCACAAATATCAAAACAAGTTGAAGGCAAATTAAGAGGTGCCAGAGACGAGAAACAAAAGAAACAAAGAGTAATCAAAGCAATCAAACGTAAGAAAAACCCACTAGCCAAGACATTTACTGCATAGTTTAAAAGTGGTACAATCAATTACATTGTACAATTAACAAGGCTTAGACACTATGACTAAACTATGTGCTAGAGGCAAAGCGGCCGCTAAAAGAAAATTCAAAGTATACCCAAGTGCGTATGCTAACGCTTATGCATCTAAAATCTGTGCAGGTAAAATTAAAGACCCGTCTGGAACTAAAAGAAAAGATTGGGGACCAAAGAAAGCTAAGACAGGAGAATTTATGACAAAAATTGATAGACAAAAAAGTACAAAAAAAGGTGGAAAACCAAAAATTTTTATTAAAAAACAAGATCCAATTGAAGACCAAAGAAGATCTGATAAATTAAGAAGACGTAACATGCTTGTCAAAGCTAAAAGAAATGCTGATGCTGCAAGAAACAGAGAAGCTGCAATGGGTGATAAAAACATTTCATATGTTGGAGATCCATTTATTGTTGATGGTAAAAAATTTGATCCTGCAAAAAAATTTCCAGAAACTTATATGAGACCAGAAGGTGCCAAAACATATAAACAAGGTGGCATGGCCCGAGGAACAGGAGCCGCGATTAGAGGTAAAGGATTCAAAGGCGTGTTTTAATGGCCAAATCTGGTTTAAAGAAATGGTTTAATGAAAAATGGGTAGATATATCTGCACCTAAAAAAGGAGGAGGATATAAAGAATGTGGAAGAAAATCTGCAAGTGGATCAAAAAGAAAATACCCCAAATGCGTGCCTGCTGCAAAAGCAAGCCGAATGACCGAATCAGAAAAGCGTTCTGCTGTTGCGAGGAAAAGAGCAGCCGGTAACCCTGGAGGAAAGCCAACTAATGTGAAGACGTTTACTAAGCGATACTACGGTGGTATGATAGACGTATAAAATTTTAAGGAGAATTATGAAGAATTTAAAACCAGTCCCAGCGGACAAAAAGAAGTCATTAGGTAAACTACCTACAGATGTAAGAAATAAAATGGGTTATGCTAAAAAAGGCAAAATGATGAAGACTATTCATTCTACAGATCACCCTGATGTAAAAATGACTCAAAAGCTTTATGCAAAAAATAAAATTTATGCGGGATCAAAAGAAGAAGTTGCTAAAAATTTAGACGAAATACAAAATAAAATAGCTAAAAAAAGAACTAAAACAGAAGGATCTTTTTCTAAAGGTGGTGAGATGGCTTCTAACAGAAGAAAAAGATTAAAGAATGTACAAAACCCTAAATCAGAATATGATGAAAAAGGTAAATTAAAATACACTGCTGCTAAAAAAGGCAAAATGGTTACAGGTAAAAAAGAAGAAGATGATGTTTCTAAATATGTAAAATCAATTAAACTTCCAGATGCAAAAGATGTAAGAGACGTGGTTAATAAAAAAGCTAAAGGTGGTGAAATGAAAAAACCAATTAAAGCTGTTCTTGGTGCTGCAATATTAGGAGGATTAGGTGCTGGTGCTATTAAAAAAGTTATGAAGAAAAAAGCATCTGCTTCACCAGGTATGAATTTATTATCTAAAGAAAGTGGAATGAAACTTCCTATGAAAGATTTATATCAAAAAGCAACTGAGCAACAGATGGCTAAAAAATCTATGGGTGGCGAAATGAAAAAAGGTTATGGAGCTGCTAGACAATCTGGTATGGGTTTACAAGATGAAAATTTAACTCCAGGTAAGTCTTTAGATTATTATAAAGATTTAATGTAATGAACTATGGCAACATCAGGAACCACAGCATTCGATCTTCAGATCGATGATATTATTGAAGAAGCATACGAACGATGTGGTATGCGAACCAATAGTGGTAATGATATAAGAAGTGCCAGAAGAAGTTTAAATCTTTTATTTGCTGAATGGGGAAACAGAGGTATTCACCTTTGGAAAGTTCAACTTAATGAACAAGCCTTAACTGCAGGAACTGCAACTTATAATACTCCAACAGATGTTAATGATGTATTAGAAGCATACATTTCTACAACTGCAGCTGCAGGAGATAATTCATCTACTAATGATATTTCACTTACAAAAATTGATAGATCAGCATATGCTGCTTTACCAAATAAATTAGCAACTGGACAACCTTCACAATATTATGTGAACAGACAAACAGTGCCAACAATTAGTTTATATTTAGCGCCAGATGCAACAACGTATACAACTTTAAAATATTATACAATTAATAGAATAGAAGATGCAGGTGCATTTACTAATACTGCAGATATTGCTTATAGATTTTTACCATGCATGTGTGCAGGATTAGCTTATTATTTATCTCAAAAGAAAGCACCAGATAGAATACAAGTTTTAAAACAACTATATGAGGATGAGTTATTAAGAGCATTAAACGAGGATGGTTCTAGAACTTCTGTTTACATTTCACCTCAAACTTACTTTGGAGATGGTGTCTAATGTATAAAAAAAGTATAGGTGGTTTAGTTAGAGAAATAATGAACAGACCTAATATTAAAAATTTACTTACACAAGTAAGGGATATTAAATCTGGTAAAACTTCTCCATTCGGAACAGATATGTCTGGATTAAGAAAAAGAGCAGAATATGATGAAGATGATAAAGGTGGTTTTCAAAAAACTACAGGTCAAAAAATTGCTAAAGCAAGTAAAGGAATGTTAATTAAAGGAAAGCCAAGACTTGCTAGAAAAGGTTGGAAATAATGTCATATGCAAGAGGTAAAAAATCACAAGCTATATCTGACAGATCTGGACAGGCATTTCCATATACAGAAATGGTCAAAGAATGGAATGGTTCTATAGTTCATATATCTGAGTATGAACCAAAGCATCCACAACTGGATCCACCATATCATAAAGCAGATGCAATAGCTTTAAAAAATCCAAGATCACAAAAATTTCAACAACCTACTTTAATATCAGGGTTATTTGCAGATTCTGGTGGAGCATCAGTTGGTGTCGCTAATTTAACATTACCTGGTGACTTTGCTTTTAATAATCAAGGGACTTCAGAAATGATTCCTGCTGATCCATCATTACAAAATAAAAGAAGACAACTTTCTATTCAACTTAGATCAGTAACCGTGGAGATTTCATAATGGCTATTACTCATGCAGCTTTTTTAACTCAAGTTAGGAATTATACAGAAGTTTCAGATACAGTTTTAACAGATGCAATTATTCAAGATTTTATAAGATCAGTTGAACTCGATGTTGCAGGTAAAGTTGATTATGATGATTTAAGAAAATATTCTACATCTACATTTACAAGTGGTAATCGATATGTTGTGTTACCTGCTGATCTTACAATCATGAGATCAGTTCAAGCAATTAATGGAAGTGATAGAAGTTTTTTAGAAAAAAGAGATACAAGTTTTATATCTGAATATAATAACGGAGGAGCAACTGGTTTACCTAAATATTGGGCAAATTGGGATGAAAATAATATTCTTGTAGCTCCTACTCCAGATTCTGCATACACTGTACAAATTAACTACATTACAGATCCACCAGAATTTACATCAACTAACAATACATTCCTTTCAACATACCAAGAATCAATGTTATTGCATGGTGTATTAACTGAAGCTTTTTCTTACCTAAAAGGACCCATGGATATGTACAACTTATATAAAAGTAAGTATAATGAAGAGATACAGAATTTTGCTCTTCAACAAATGGGAAGAAGAAGACGTGCAGAATTTGATGATGGTGTTCCTAGAGTTAAAGTAGATTCACCGTCACCATAAAATTAATAAAGGAGAATAATTATGGC